AAATGAGTCGTAGACCTAATATAGACCATGACCATTCGACTGACGAGGTTCGTGGGATATTATGTACTGGGTGCAATACAGGTCTAGGGCATTTAGGTGACAGTATTGAGGGCTTAGAAAGGGCTTTATACTATATCAAGAATACACCCTACTCTGAATTCAAGCACCGTAACGCAAGATAATAAGAGGTAATAAATATGTGGTTTAATGGCAGTATAGAAACAGGTAATATTATCTCTCGTCCAAGAGCGATGACAGTAAATGGGGTTCAGTATCCTCCCTCCATCTTCTCAGTATGGAGTCAGGGTGAACTGGCAGAACTGGAAATCTATCCCTACCGGGAAAATAATATCAATCAGGAATACTACTGGCAAGGCCAGTTGACCAAAGAGTTTGTGGATGGTGAAGTGATTGGTACATATGGACAGATCCCAAGGGACGTTGACCAACTGAAAGAACATATGATCGACGCAACCCGATCAGTTGTTTCATCTATATTGGATCGAGATGATTGGATGGTATCTCGTGAATTTGAAGGTGGGACTGCCATGCCAGTGGATGTCAAGACCTTTAGATCCGAGATTCGTGTGGAATCAAATGCAAAGGAAACTGAAATTAATGCTCTTACTACAATCGATGAAGTGATTGCGTATCGTGAACGACCAGCAGTGGTGATTCACAAGGTTAAGCACACGGATGAAGATGGCACTGAAACATGGGGACCAGAGATAGAAGAGTATAATCGAAATGTCGATATGGTGCTTCATTATGAATCTGTTGATCCCCTGGCAAAGGTTGATCCATCATTTGTCTCATTGACATGGGAATGAGTAATAAAAATACAACACACTCTATGACCCTCATACATTAGTATTATTATAACACAGTTCCGAGGAAAAGTAAAGAGTTATATAAATATAAATACTAATATTCATATAACATTATTTCAGGAACCTAATGTCTAAAGTAAGAGTTCTTTCTGATATCCTAGATGCGAATAATGATCTAGATATCGCACGATTAAAATCTTCAGGTGTAACAGCAGGGTCATATGGCTCTGCTGCTAATGTTCCTGTAATCACAATTGATGCCTACGGCAGAATAACAGCAGCGGCTAATACGGCAGTTGCCGGTGTTTCTGGTGTGGCATATGATACTGCCACTGGCATCTATACGATATCTACCTCTGCTGGCACAAGTTATCCAAAAGATCTGGGAATAGGTACAGCAGATTCTCCTTCCTTCACTGGTCTTACTGTAACAAATACCATTACAGGTAATATTGATACATCTGACAAGTGGAAAACTGCTCGTACCCTAGCACTTACTGGTGCAGTCACGGGTTCTCAGAGTATAGATGGTTCTGGTAATGTCTCTATTACCACCACTGCCACAGCAGACCCCACATTAACTTTAACAGGTGATGCTACTGGGTCTGCCACATTTACTAATCTTGGTAATGCTTCATTGGCAGTTACAGTGGCTGATGATTCGCATAATCATGTAATAGCAAATGTAGATGGTCTACAGGGAGCATTGGATGCCAAGGCACCATTAGCATCTCCTACATTCACAGGAACTCCATCAGCACCTACAGCTTCGTTAGCTACAAATACCACTCAATTAGCAACCACTGCATTTGTTCGGGGAGAAGTAACTGCTCTTATTAATGGTGCTCCTTCTACAATGGACACCCTAAAAGAATTAGCAGATGCAGTTGCGGCAGCAGAAGAATCAGGAGATATTAATACATTAAACACACTGGTAGGAACTAAGTTATCATTATCCGGTGGAGCAATGACTGGCAATGTGAGTTTTACAGATAACTCACAGCTTAAGCTAGGTTCTGGTGACGATCTACTCATATACCATGATGGGTCAAATAGTATAATTAAAGATACTGGCACAGGGAACTTAAAGATTGAAGCAACGGACTTACGCATTGGAGATGCAAGTGTATTAAATAAGGCGTGGATTAACTGTTTCAGTGATGCTGAAGTTCGTATGTATTACAACAACTCACAGAAATTTGAGACCACGAATACTGGAATCAATGTAACCGGAAAGGTAGTCTGCGATACTCTGGGATTGAATGACAATGAGAAGATTGAACTAGGTACTCATGGCGACCTACTGATATACCATGACGGGTCGAATTCCTACATAAGCGAGGTTGGTACTGGTAATTTAGACATTACAAGTAATGGTGCAAATGTATCTATTCAAGGGATAGCAGGTGAAAACTCTATAATCGCCACAGCGAATAGTACAGTTGAGCTTTACTACGACAACTCAAAGAAATTTGAGACAACTTCGGAAGGAATCACGGTCACCGGAGGCATTACATTAACCGGGGGTTTGACTGGGGATACGCTTGGTTGGGATACCAGTGATTATATCCAACATTCTAATAATGCAAACATAGGTTTTGTTGTTAATGGCAACGAAGAAATGCGTATCGAAGCAGATGGTGATCTTCACGCAGACGGAGATGTAATCGCATACTCCACAACTATCTCAGATGAACGTCTGAAAACTGATGTTTCAACTGTCGAGAATGCTCTCGATAAGGTTAAGCAGATCAGGGGGGTTGAGTTTACTCGAATTCACGATGGTGAACGTGGTGCTGGTGTTATTGCTCAAGAGTTGGAAATCGTTCTTCCACAAGCAGTAAAAGAAAAAGAGTTACCACTCCAGATGGGTGATGGAATTAAATATAAAGTGGTTGAGTATGATGCACTTCATGCATTACTGATCGAATCTATTAAAGAACTCTCCGCAAGGGTCGAGGAATTGGAGTCTAAATAATGGGACTTCAAGGTTCTGGTCAAATATCTCTTGCACAAATAGCATCAGAGTATGGTGGGTCTGCTCCTCATAATCTGAGCGAGTATCACGGAAAAGGAAATGCTCCCGCATCAGGAGAGATTCAAGTAGCCGCTGACTTCTATGGAACATCGAATGCTGCGTTTGTAACTGCTACTGGTGGATCAGTTGGAACGAATGGTGATTATAAATACCATATTTTCAACAGTAATGGCACGTTTCAAGTCACGGCTGTCGGTAATGCCGCTGGTTCAACTACTGTTGAGTATCTAGTAATTGCTGGAGGCGGTGGTGGTGGACACCCTAGAGGTGGTGGTGGTGGTTCTGGTGGTTACAGAACAGCTTCCTCATTCTCCGTTTCGACTACTTCATATTCTATAACTATTGGAGGTGGTGGTAATGGTGCTGGCTGGGATGCTGGGCAAGGAGCCAACGGTTCGAATAGTGTTTTTAGTAGCATAACTTCCACGGCAGGTGGGGGCGGTGCTGGGGATCACACAGGACACAATGGACGTTCAGGGGGTTCTGGCGGTGGTGCATTCGCTGGTCCAGGCACGGGTGGATCGGGCGTTAGTGGGCAGGGTAATAATGGTGGGAACTCCATAGGATACGGATATGCTTCTGGTGGTGGTGGTGGATCTGGTGGCACGGGTGGACATCAAAACTACAATTACGCTGGTGATGGCGGTTCGGGATATGTGTCCAGTATCACTGGCAGTTCGGTGACACGAGGTGGCGGTGGCGGTGGCGGTGTTCATGGATCAGGCGGTGGCGGCCCAGGAATACCTGGACAAGGCGGAACAGGTGGTGGTGGTCGAGGCGGAACAGGCGGGACAAACGGTACTACTGGCGCAAACAACACAGGTGGTGGGGGCGGCGGCGGTGCGGCTACAGCATACACTGGACTCAATGGCGGGTCTGGCGTTGTAATGATCCGTTATCGATACCAGCGATCATCTAATGCTGCATTTATATCTGCCAGCGGAGGAACGATTACAACAGTTGGGGATTATAAGGTTCATGTTTTTAACAGCAATGGCACTTTTGTTGTGTCAAATGGTGGGAGTGCTACTGGCTCCAATACAGTCGAATATTTAGTTGTAGCTGGGGGCGGTGGGTCAGGTGTTGCACAAGGTGGCGTTGGTGGTTCCGGTGGTGGGTCTGGAGGGTATAGGGCATCAGAAGGATTATCGGTTTCGGCTTCATCTTATTCTATTAGTGTGGGTGGTGGTGGTTCTGGTGGGACGAATCAGAATAACCCAAATAACGGGTCAAACTCCGTATTTAGTTCGATTACCTCAACAGGTGGTGGACGAGGTGCGAAGTCGTGTTCAGGATCTCAAACTAGCGGTGGAAATGGTGGGTCTGGCGGTGGCGGTTCGTACAATTGCGGAGGAAACTATGGTAGTCCAGGTACTGGCATCTCTGGGCAAGGTCATCGAGGAGGGTATAATTCTAATCATCCAATAGGTAATGGTCCAGGAGATACTGATGGTGCTGGCGGTGGCGGTGGTGCAGGAACAGTAGGTAGTGATGGTTATTGGGATAATGTCGGCGGAAACGGTGGGAGTGGATTATCTTCTTCAATTACCGGGTCGCCAACACTTCGTGGCGGTGGGGGTGGAGGAGGAGGTCGTAACGGCTCCACTAATAGCTTAGGAGGTTCTGGTGGTGGAGGCAATGGGTGCGGCAGTGATTCCTGTGCAGCAACTGGATCGTCAAATACAGGCGGTGGTGGCGGTGGCAACGGATGTAACAACAATAGTAGCAATGACGGTAAGAACGGTGGTTCTGGTGTCGTGATTATTAGATATAGATATCAGTAGGAGAATTATATGGCTCATTACGCAAAATTAGATGAAAACAGTGTAGTAACTGAAGTGAATGTTGTTGATAACGAACAAGAAGAAGAATTAAATGAATCTGGAATTATAGAATGGTTACTATCTGGATGGGGTGGAGTTGATTGGAAGAAAACAAGCTACAATACACACGGGGATATTCATGCATTCGGTGGGACTCCATTTAGAAAGAATTATGCTGGTATTGATTTTACATTTGATCCAGAGAGAGATGCTTTTATCCCTCCACAACCATATTCTTCTTGGACACTGAATGAAGACACTTGTCTCTGGGAATGTCCAGTCCCATATCCCAATGATGATAAGGATTATAGATGGAACGAATCCACAGTGTCATGGGATGAAATAGAATAAATAGTATAATACCAATAGGGAAACACATAGTAACATGAGCGAATCAAACTCAAGAAAATTTAGTAAAGGCGAAATCGGCCAATTGATTACTGGTGATGTAGACTTCACCAGCGCAACTGTGCGTGGTCATATAATACCTGATACAAATGATACTTATGATATAGGTTCTGCTGAATACAAAATAAGAGATGCGTATATATCAGACAACTCTCTTTGGATTGGGGATAATGTTAAGATAGGGGCATCAGGCGGTAAAAAGAAGAATAGAAAACGTAAGAAAGGTAAGACTCCTAAGAAGATATTTGATGCTTTAATTGGATCTGGTAAGGCATTTGCCAATGAAACAGCACTGAAAGATAAGTTCAAAGAAGAAATACATGATCCTGCCCCTGATAACACACTGGACCCTGGTCATGCCGATTTCAATCCATCGATTAAAAAATGGTTAGATTTTTCGGCACTGCATGGTCAGAGTGGATTCAAGAGACCTGATGATATATTCGATGATGATGATGATTTTGATTCTGAAGATGGTGTTGATGCTGTAGAGGGATTACAGGCGGCACTTGATGCTAAACTAAATGCTTCATTGGCATATGTCCATCCTACCACGGCAGGGAATAAACATATTCCTACTGATGGTGCCACAGATCAATATCTAAAATATTCGGCATCAGGAACAGCAGTATGGTCTACAATTGCACAGGGCGTTCTCCCATTTGCCAAAGCAGATGGGACCAGCGACCCAATAAACTTAACAAACGATCAAGAAGTTCCGTTTATTAAAACAGATGGAACCATAGATAATATAGCACTTACGATATAGGAATAAAAGATGGCGAATAAAATACCTTTAAAGGCAACCTATTCTGGTTCAAATACATCTGGGTTAGCCGAATTCCAGTCTGGTGATACTATACCCTCAAGCTATTTGGCTGTTGATTTAAGTACATTACTTCCATTGGCCGGTGGTGCCATGACGGGTGCCATAACAACCAACTCAACATTTGATGGGGTAGACATAGCGACAAGGGATGCAGTATTAACTTCTACAACCACCACAGCAGGAGCCGCTCTGCCTAAAGCTGGTGGCACTATGACTGGCAACATTAATCTTGGTGACAACAACAAGGTTCAGCTAGGTGCGAGTCAGGATCTCCAGATATACCATTCGGGGTCGCACTCATATATAGAGGACACAGGTACAGGCGATCTAATTCTTAAAGCCGGGAATGACGTTAACATTCAAGATCCTAGCGGGAATACTCTGGCGAATTTTAATGAAGGTGGGGAAAGCAAACTATACCATTCCGGCAGTGAGAAAATAGCGACAAAAGCAGCAGGGGCCGAGGTCACTGGCAATCTTACAGCAACTGGGAACGTCACTGCATACTCTGATAAACGCCTCAAAGATAATATTCAAGTTATCCCGAATGCATTATCCAAAGTAGAAGAAATCAGGGGTGTGACATTCACTCGTAATGACCTTGAAACTGATGAACGATTCTCTGGTGTAATCGCCCAGGAAGTCGAAGCAGTTCTTCCTGAAGTAGTCCATGAAGCTGAAGGTGGAATGAAGACTGTGGATTATGGTAATATGGTTGGATTGCTCATCGAGGGCATGAAAGAACAGCAGGAAATAATTCGATCATTGGCCACACGAATCGAGGATTTGGAGGGTAAATAATGGCACTTCAAGGATCAGGATCAATATCTCTTCAAGATATAGCTAATGAATTCGGGGGGTCTACTCCTCATAGTCTAAATGAATACTATGGTGCTGCATCAGGTATACCCGGTTCTGGCACTATTTCAATGGATGATTTTTACGGAACCTCGAATGCTGCATTCATTGCGGCAACAGGTGGTTCAGTCACAACGGATGGTGATTATAAATACCACATTTTTAATAGCAATGGGACATTCACTGTCACATCTAATGGTAATGCGGCTGGTTCATCTACTGCGGAATATCTCGTTATTGCTGGAGGTGCTGGAGGCGGTAAGGGGTCTGGAGGAACAGGTGGCGGCGGTGGCGGTGGTGCTGGCGGATATAGAACAGCAACCGGATTCGCTCTTTCAACCACAGGTGGTGCATCTGGTGGGTCTTCATACCCCATCCAAGTCGGTGCTGGTGGATCTAGTACAAGCAATTCGGGTGCCCGTGGGGGGAATGGCGGATTAAGCACTTTTAGTAGTATCGCCTCGACAGGTGGCGGTGGCGGTGGTAGCTCTGGTAGCGGTAGCGTTAGACCGGGTGCATCTGGTGGATCTGGTGGTGGTGGGTCAGAAGGCGGTGGCTACGGGGCCGGTACATCTGGGCAAGGTTATCGCGGCGGTAATGGTATGTACAACGGTGGTGGTGGTGGTGGTGGCGCGTATGAAGTGGGCGATGCTGGCAATAACGGAAGTAGTGCGCCATATGGAGATGGCGGAGATGGAAATTTATCCTCAATTACAGGTTCGTCTGTGAGAAGAGCGGGTGGCGGTGGTGCTGGTCGAATTTCTGCACGAGGTGGATATGGTGGGGCAGGTGGTGGTGGTAATGGAGGTCAACAAACATCAGGTGGAGCCGCAACAGCAAATACTGGCAGTGCTGGTGGGGGATGCCACGGTGGCAGTTCAGGCAGTGGTGGATCGGGCGTTGTGATTATCCGTTACAAATATCAGTAGGAGGACTGTATGGCTCATTACGCACAATTAGATGAAAATAATATAGTTATTGATGTTAATGTGATTGATAACGATCAAGAAGAAGAATTAGGTGAAGCTGGAATTGTGGAATGGTTACTGTCTGTCTGGGGTGGAACTGATTGGAAGAAAACAAGCTTCAATACACAAGGTAATACTCATTTATTAGAAGGAATACCGTTTCGAAAAAACTATGCTGGTATTGGGTTCACATTTGATTCAGAAAGAGATGCTTTTATACCTCCACAACCATTTCCATCATGGGTGTTAGATGAAGATACTTGCCAATGGGAATCTCCTGTTCCCAGGCCAGATGATGATAAGGATTATAGATGGAACGAATCCACAGTGTCATGGGATGAAGTAGAAGAAGTATAAATAGTATAATAACAATAGTGGAAGATAACTAATATGGCACAGCCAACTACCAGAGCAACACTGATCGATTATTGCCTTCAGCAGTTAGGTGAGCCTGTAATTGAAGTTAATGTGGATGAAGACCAATTAGATGATCGTATTGATGATGCTCTTCAATACTGGCAAGAATATCATTCAGATGCCTCAAAGAAAGTATATATTTCACACAAGATTACTACTGCCGATAAGACAAACAAGTTTATTGTGCTGCCAGATGCCGTTCTCTGGGTAGAAAGAATGTTGCCCCTGGATATGCAGGGAACAAATTTTCTGTATAATGTAGAGTACCACATGCGTCTTTCAGACCTCAATCGTCTGACTACCATGGGTGGCATAGCACAATACGAACAGATGCAGCAAGCCTTGGCATTATATGATCTCAAAATTGGGACAGGTCTATCCGATCCATGGAGATTTAGTCGCCATGAACATAAATTATTCATAGATGTTGATGATAAAGAATTAGTGGTGGACAATCATATAATGATATCGTGCTACTCAGCACTAGATACTTCTTCGACCGGAGTAACAGCAATATACAATGACCGTATGCTGAAGAAATATTCCACAGCACTTATCAAAAGACAATGGGGTGCCAATCTAATCAAGTTTGATGGGATGGTTCTTCCTGGTGGTGTTACATTGAATGGTAGGCAAATATACGAAGATGCCACTCAGGACATCGAAAGAATAGAAGAAAAGATAGCTCTAGAGTACGAAATGCCCACTAACTTTTATATGGGTTAGGAATAACAATGGCAACTAATGTATACTTCTCTCCCAAGGTAAGAAGCGAACAGAATCTATACGAAGATATTATTATAGAATCCCTGAAGATGTTTGGTCAGGATGTTCTATATATTCCTCGTGAGGTTATCAAGGAAGATGAGATTTTGAATGAAGATTATTCTCGATTCACTGATGCTTATGCCATGGAAATGTATATCGAGAATACAGATAATTTCGCTGGTGAAGGAGATTTGATGTCTAAGTTTGGTCTTCAGATTCGAGATCAGGCAACCTTTATTTGCTCCAAGAAGAGATGGGACCATTTAGTTTCTTTATGGAATAATGATGTAGGGATTGATAGACCTGCTGAAGGCGACCTTATATACCTACCTCTCTCCAATTCTATATTCCAGATTTCTCATGTGGAACACGAACAACCGTTCTATGCCTTGGGTAATCTCCCCACATATAAACTGAATTGCGAGTTATTCGAGTATTCTGGTCAGGAAATGGATACTGGTGTTACTGAGGTTGACCAGTTCGAGACTAAGTATTCTGATTACGCAGTATTCGGTATCAATACAGGGACAGGAAACTTTCAGGTCCACGAAACTGTTAGACAATCAAGTGGTCTGTTAGATGCTAATAATAACCCTATCTGGATTACTGGTGAAATCAGTAAAGTTGAATATCCTGTTTCATCTGCCGAGGGTGTAATCTATATTAACGATTCTACTGGTACTGATGGCATCTATAGGCAGTTTGTGATATCTACTACTGCTCCTATTATTGGTCTGACAAGCGGTGCTTCATGGAATATATATGCTGATGTCTCTACTCTTATGGTCGATGGTAAGAAATTAACTGATAAAGAACAGCACATCAATGATCCATGGGATAAGGGTCGTGAATTCAAGACAACCAGTGATTCTATTATAGATTTCTCTGAATCCAATCCATTCGGGGAACCATAATAATGTTTGAGACACCGTTTTATAATCAGCACATCCGAAAGTTGGTATCAGTATTCGGCACCTTGTTCAATGATATTCATGTTCAAAGAACAGATAAGGATGGTAAGATTCTGGAAAGGAACAAAGTGCCCCTGGCATATGGACCTAAACAGAAGTTTATTGCCCGTATAAATGAACAGGCTAATCTAACTGATCCTAAGATGGCAATCAAATTGCCTCGCATGTCATTTGAGATTATGGATATTTCATATGATTCTGTCACGAAATTAAACAAACAGATTCGTGATGCGGTTCCGCACCCAACGGATTCATATAAAAGAAA